AGCTCCTGTTGGAAATCTAACATCTGATCTTACTCCGTTTTGTCTCATTTTTTTCCTCCGTTGTTTTTAAATATTTGTGTTCCCTTTATACCATAGATGCTCGCCACGACAAGGATCCACAAATTTGTGAACCATGAAGGGAGTGTAGAGAACATATCAAAAAACAATTTTACCTTATCCATCGCTGTTGGATCATCTGATATCACTGCCCAAGCCAAAATTCCTATAGGCAAACTTAAAATTATCAAAACTGCCTCGTCCTTCCAATCTGACTGACGGGCTTCTAATAATTTTCCCTGGTAAGCTTCCTTGCCTTCAGCCATACGAGATGCATGCATAAGCTGTGCATCTGACATAGCCATCTTAGTTCTCTGCTTATTAGCGTAAATTTTACTACCAGCAGAAACGGCTAATTTAATTGCCGAAAACCACATGTTAGTACCAAGTAGCCTTTTGAGGTTTTCTAGTTTTAGTACCTTTAACAGTTACAGTGTCACCTTGAGCAACGTAGTTTCTACCTCTGATACTTGTTTGAGATCTAGGATCTAAATGCAAGTTCTGAGAAGACTCTTCTACTTTAACTCCGCCACTAGCGTAACCATCTTTGTTTACTCCAACTGGTCTAGTTATTTTTGGGTCATTCATAATTTTCTCCTAATTGTTATTATACTATCTTCTTGGACCTTTCAAGACATTTACATCTCTAGCTTTCATAGCGTCAGATGTAAGTTTTACGTCCGCAGACATCATTGATTTTTCAATGGCTGTATCAGCTCTTAAATTAGCTAAATCTTCATTTTGTTCAAGTTTTCTATCGTTAAGATCTTTTGCTTGTACCATTTTTGCTCTATCAAGATTTATTCTAGCTTCATCCTCACTTATCTTACGTTCTGTTTCCATAGCTTTTAAATCTACTTCTCTTTGTTTTAATTTAAGTAATGGATCATGATCAAACTGTGATGTAATTTGTTTTTCTTCCTTCATAAAGTCTTCAGTCATATCAGCAATTAATAAAGCTTTTCTAGCTTCTATCTTTTGAGATATTTGTTGAAACTGTTGTTGTGCTTGTGGGTTTTGTACAGCCATTTGTTGTAACTGTGGTAACATTTGGAATTCTTGTGGAAATTCTAATTGTACTTGTTCTTGTGCCATCAATGATATGTGCTCCATAATATTTTTTTCTAACGCAGCTGTAATGCTAGGGTTGTTTCTAACAAAATTACTAGACATAAAATTTAAGTGAGCAGTTATATGTGCTCTATGATCTTGACCAGGAAAAGCTTGAAAAGGTTTTCCACCCATTGCATCGATGTGTTCTAATGCTGGATCTTTTGGTTGATTAGGTGGAGGGGGTGGTAAGACTCTGTCAATATCTTTTACACCGATTGCCTCGTACATACCTCTGTAAGCCATATACATGTTATGCATTTGTGGATTAGAAGTTGCTAATCTTAATTGTTCTTGTGCAAGTGACACCCTCTGACTCATTGAGAATATATTAGGATCAGCCACAGGTAAAACATCTACTCTTGCATCAAAATCTGTTGCTTTAATATTTCTTGATGCACCTGGAACGTCATAAGGATATTCCGGTGGTAAAGACTCACCAAATATTTTAGCAAGTAATTTAAATTCTTGTTTAAGACCTACATAAAGTCTTTTATGTATCGCTGACATTACTCTTGAACCACGTTCTAAAAGAGCTACGGTTGTACCAACAGCCGCCTGCTGATTCCCGTCACCAACCTGCATGTCAGCAATGGACGCGAATCTTTGTCCTGCTTGAACTACAATTCCCATCAACTGTAATAAAGTCTGTGATGGTTCCTTGTAAGGTAAGAATACGAAAGCATCTTTTAGATTACCACCTGGAGTGTCAACATCTTTAAATTCTCCTGGTTGTATATTTGCGGCATCATCTTTTACTCTGACACCTCTTTGCTTAAATCCTGCGGGTAGGTTGGATAATGTTCCAGCGTCTAATAACTGACGGAGAGCCGTAGTTGCAGTACGACTCAATCCGCCAATCATATGAATTAATCCTAAGCCATAAAATCCTAGTCCTGGCAGAAATTTGAAGTGGACAAAATATTGAATTTTATTTTTCTTTGGATCATTGGGCGCAAAGTTTCGTCTAATAGACAAAACCTTCCTACTGCCTTCTTCGATTGTAACGACGTAAGGCAATTTTATTCCCGTTGGCTCTCCGTCGGCGCCAAGGTCTTCAAATCCTTCCAAGTCTAGATCAACGTGGCATTCTAGAATTGTATATAAAGGATCTGTTCTTTGGGATTTTGTAAGTCCTTCAACTTCTCTTTCTTTTTCTTCGAGTTCGTTGGTGACTGTTCCTGTTGGTTTTGTCAACTCGATGTCAGAGTAGAATCCAGATACCATCTGTTTTCTTAAATCGTTTTCTGACATCTTGACAACATGAATGACTGATTCCGCATCGTCTAATGAGGTAGCCGTGTACGGAACAACAAGGTCATCCGCTGGAACAAACTTAGAAACAGCTCGTTCCAATAAATCGTCATAATAAACTTTTTTAAATGTTGAACCTGATAGAGGTAGGTAAAATAACATTTGATCAAAATCAGATTCATATTCTTTCATCTGATCCATAATCTGATAGTTCATAAAATTCTTAACTCTTTGTGCCTGCATTTCTTTTTGTGGGTCTGACTTACCCATCACCATTGTTCTAACAGGTCCGTCTGCAGGTAATAATTCTTTGTAAGCTAACGCTTGAAATTGAGTGACTGCTTCAGCAAGGACTGGGTGAGTTGCACCTGATGCTCCTTGAAAAGGTTCTGTTCTATTGTTGTATTTAAATCCCAATAAACTTAAACCTTCAATGTACGCTTGTTCCCATTCTTTACGAGATGTTTTATATTCCATGTAATCAGATTGTAACTGACTGCCCATTTCACTTGTGTCTTCTTCTGGAAGTAATTCGTTTAGGTTTGCAAAGTGATCGCCTTCTTCTGGTAAAGGCATTGCGCTAGGGTCAAAATCAACTGTAGCCCCTTCTTCGTCTTCTGTAACTTCTACTGGTCCTTTTAATTCTTCAATCTCTTCAACGTCAACCTCTTCTGCAACTTCATCAGGTCGTTTGTCGTTAGGGAGAGATTTATCTATTTCTGCCATATATATTCTCCTAGACTTTCTTAACTTGTTTTGGTGGTAATTTCAACCCCTGTGATAGCGGTCCTTTTTTAGGTGGTAGTGCCCACCATTTGTAACCAGGATTAGCTTTCATCTTTTGTGCCATGTTTGGCTTTTTGTTTGTTGGTTTATTTTTTATTGACATTTAAACTAGCTATGCCTCCTTCCATATATCTTGGATAACCGTAACTCATTATTCTACTTTGTTCAGATTTAGGTTTACTTATAAATTTTTCTCTAAATGGATCAAGCATATTTTCGTAACTCATTAGCTTACTTTGTTCAGATTTAGGTAAACCCATAAAATATTTTGCATTTTCATTATACTTAGTTGGGTTAAATTTTTGTTCTAAATTAAATCTTGTATCTATCAAGTCTTTTTTTAAATTTTCGATACCTTTTGGTGAAGATCGGTAAGCATCTAATAACTGACTTTCTTTTGCAAGTAAAGTTCCTCTTGCTAAAGCGTCACCTCCTTTTACACCTTCATCAGAAATTATATATTCAGTTACATTACGAGGTGTACCTACTTTGTTGTAGTCTCGTATGTCTGCCTGTATTTTATCTTTTTTAGCTTCTAATTGAAAAGCTTCATCAGGAAAAAATCCAGAACCAATATTTTGACGTTCTGTATTTTCTTTAATTTTTTCATTTATGTCTAGTAAATCGCTGTAATTAGAAAACCCTGTTTGCATGTCATTTAATTTAGATTTAAATACTAACATTTTATTTATATCATCATCTGTAAAACCACGAAAACCCTGACCTGGAGAACCAGGTATATTTTTTAATCTTTTAATAAATTCTTCTTCAGGATTTATTTTAGTTTTATCTCCTAACATATAATTAAATACACTATCACCCACTGCTTCTCTAAATGATTTACCACCTGATAACATATCAAAGCCGACGATTCCTGCTTCTGCTGCTACAGTAAATGCTAAAGCTGCAGGACCAAACAAACCTCTAAGCGATACAGCGTCTTTTAAAAATTTACCTGATTTTAAAATACCTTTTGCAAGTGATGCTTCATTGGCATTTTTAAAACCATTTGTTAATCCTTTTTCTAATTTAGTTACACCTTTTTTTGCACACTTAGTTAAACTAGGAACACCTTCTGCAAATAAGATTCTACCACCTGCTGCTTTACCACAACCTAATCTTTCTAAATAACTAGCAACTGTTTTAACATTAAACTGATCACTTTTAGCATATTTCAATCCACCTTTTTCAATTGCTGCAAATTGTTTTGTAGGATCTGTAAAACCACCACCAACAACTTTACCATCAAAGTCTTGAATTCTAACTCCTAAATTTTTTAATTTTGATTTTTCATCAAGAGTTAATTTTCTTTTTGATGCAATAGTTTCAAGTTTCCTAACTTCATTATTAACTGCTCCCGTTAATAGTTGTATATCTTTTGTTGCTGCTGCTCTTGCTAAATCTTTACTTCCTATTCGATTTTCGTGGTGTAAAACAATTTGTCTTTCAAGTAATTTTTTAGGAACTACATCTGAAAGTTTAGTATAATATCTTTCATGACTTAAAATATCATTTAATGTAAGAACGCTTTTGTCTCCCATTAATTTAGTAATACCCTTATCATCTAATATTTTTTGAAGAAGTTTACTAGGATCATCTACTTGTGCTCCTTTTGCTATGTCTAAAAATTTATTAATTTTGTCAAAATCTTTATGACCTGCCCAAGGTGTAGCGTCTTCAGGTCTATTCTTTTTTAAACCGTAATAAGTTTTATTACCCCCTGCTGCAGTAGTATCTGTAAAACCTATTATGATACCATTTTTTTTAATTGGTTTATAAGTTAAATTTTCAGGTTTAACTTTGTTCTCTATTTCTCTTTCGTAAAGCCTGTTCATGGAATTCATCATCCAACCTTCAGGTGTAGATGTGTCGGCGGCAACAGTGTAAGCTAATTTTTTATTTGACATCCTATTTTCTATTCTTTTGGCTAAATTAGTTGTGCCACCACCTTTTGTTCCTGCAACCCCATATTTGTAACCATCAGGATTGTTTTTTGATTTAAAATTCCATTCTTTTCCTTCTGGTAATTCAAAGTTATTTTTTATAAATTCTTGTTTTGTTACATTTATTATTTGTGATGAATCTACTGGCTTTATTGTAAAATTAGCTTTGTTTGCAAAATTATATATAGCTGTATAGTTAGGATTTATTTTTCCATTTTCTAAAATTTTTTTAACACCGTATTTTGGATAATCGTCATAATTTAATTTTATATTATTTTTTTTTGCAAAATTAGTTAGTTTAGCTTTTTCTTTAGAATCAAAAGGAGTTCTAGTATTTGTAGCTACATATTTAAAATTATTGTTAGCTGCTTTTTGATAAATAGATGTTTGTTTAGAACGATCTTTTTTTCCAAATAAATCTTTGTAATCTACTCCGTAATCAGCTTGTGCATATGCATTTAATGCTTTTATTTTTGAAGGTGTCATTTTAGATTGTTTTTCCATTTTAGAACTACGTTCACCTTTTTCACTGTATGTTGGATTTTCTTCGTAAAATTTTTTTAAAGCTGCTTCGGCTTCAGTTTTTTTTGTAAAAGTATCTGAATTATTATTAATATTATTTTCTTTAACCCATTGAGCAAATGTCTTACCTCTCCTTACTCCACCTACTCTGTAGTTTCCACTATCTTTAAGTTCTACACCATACATAGTTACACCATCTTCAACTAACCCACCAGGTTTACCTATTGATCCACCTTGATTCATGTTCCGTGGTCCAGGGACCATGGAGCTTGGATTGTAGTCATCC